CCAAATATCTCATCTACAGCTATAGGATTGCCACCACGCTCAACATGAACAACCGCACTCATCTTGCCCACGTTAAAATCCATGCCGATATAAAGCGTTTCTTGTCCGTTGTCAGTTATGTCTGAATGGTTTTTGTGTCTATCAAATAAACGATAAACAGTCCCCCCAGCAAGATTAACAAACAGCCCGTCAATATAAGCGTCGACTAAGTTAGCGGGATAAGTAGCGTATAACTTATCAATGTAATCAGCGGGTAGGTTAGCGGCGTTCTGCTTTGTTGACGCATGAACAATCCCGTAATATTCTTCTAATTCTGGTGAATCCTGTAGCTGCTTTACAAAAAAATCATAAATCCAGTTAAACCCTTCTGGCGTGGTTGTAAAATCAACCGTATTATCATTAAGCGCCTCTATTACTAATTCTGCACCCATCTCATCAATTAGCCTCGTCTCGTCGAATCCGCTAGATGATAAACGAGCGATGATCTTTTTCCATGCCTGATCTGCTTTATCCTTATTCATGCAATCAATCTCATCAATCAGCGCATGATTAAGATCAAAACCGACTATTGTTTGCGGCCTCTCCATAGATCGACACTTAACTATTGAATGTAGATCACCATAATAATAAAGATAAACCTCTTTGTTTGAATGCTTTATATCTACCGTCATTCCCATTAATTCGGCAACATCGGTTATTGTTTCATAGAAAATATCGCGTATTTGTGGGTAGGTTGGGGCGAAATATCCCAACTTAATGGATGGATGCTCAATAGCAAGTACACACAATCTAACACAACCGAGGAATGTCTTACCACTACGATAGCCACCAACGAAAGCCCGAAAAGGCTTATTCATGTGATAGAAGTCGTTCTGTGGATAATTAAGGTCTAGAGGCATCTTTAACGCCTATGAATACTTTAGCAGGTTTAACTTTTCCGCTCTCTTCATCTACACCTAACATTGTATTAAGTGTTGCTATGGCTTGATTAGCGGCTGATAAATTGTGGTATTTACTTCCTGACTGATCTTCGTATGTAGAAAGACCAGCCTCAACTATTTGCTTTGCCCACTCTAAGCGCTGCTTTACAGAAATAGTAAACTTCTCTTCTGCCACAGACTTAGAGATTGACTTCAATTCATCAACTCTTGCCCTAACCTTGCCCACCTTAAGCGTTAAGCAAGCTTTTTCATTAATAGTGCTAGGCTTCATATTTTCGGCATCGTAAGCATGGCGATAAGCTTTGCTTGCGTCACCACACTCCGCATACTTCAAAGCAAATTTTTCTTGCTTTACCGTTAATTTCATAGTCCCCTCTAGAAACTAAGTGTGTTACCACAAGTAACACGTTAAACGATTATATACTACAAAGATTTTATAGGTATATTAAATGACCTATTATGTGTCTCTGTTGCTGTTGTTACTTGAAATCTTACGTTAGCTACTGATTTTAATACGCCAGCACTTACTGTAATAGTAATTACTTGACCGCTGTAGTTCGTAGAATCAATAGTAATATCTGTACCTATAGAACTCGCTCCGGTAATAGCAGCATCACCAAGAAAGTCGTCAAGATTAATGGCGTACTCTGCTACATCTTGAAAATCTAAAGGCTCCATTGTTAGGCCTTCTTTCCATACGACCGATCGACTCATTCTTTGACCTCTACAGTATCGTTTCTATTTGATAGCTCTAATGACTGATTGTCAATAGCTATTGACTGCTTAGTGGTGGCAATTATATCATTTTTACACTTAATATTTAAGCTTTGACCTTCCTCTGCTCTCATTTCAATATTTTTAGGTAGTTTTATTGATTGCCTTTCACTGACAGATAAATGATTATCCCTACTTGTGACGATATTTGTCACTTTTGATAAAATATTGATCGAACTAACTCTATCTATATCAATATCTTGCTTTTGTTGAAAGTGTATATTGTACTTTCTCGGCTCTGTAAATCTTCCTGCGCCAAAAAATAAACGGCCTAGTATCGTGCCTATCACTGGGGATCAACCGAGTTTATAGCGGCTCTGTCTCCTAATCCTACATTAGATACCCATTCAACAGTAACATCGTCTCCCTTGTAGTAGGTTATCGTTCCCGCCACATCATCAACTACAACCCTATTACGGTTTGGCATTAAACATTGCGATACTGTACGACCACCATCACGACCGCCCTCATGGTTTCTGGCAAGAATATCATCGGCTATCTGTGATCCACCAGCAACGAAAACAGCGGGAGGGTTAATTTGAATACTATTTGATGATGAAGCAATAATGCTTGCGTTGTCATCCCTATCTATCCATGCATTATTTATTTGAAGTGGATTAACCGCCACGTTATCAAAAGTAATAGGTGTAACGCTTGCAATATTTCTTAATCGATTAACTTGTGACCAATCAAAAGAGCCAAAAACCTCATCTATACCTACATCAGTGGTAATGAAATAGTAATACCATGCGCCAATGTCGCCACCATCTAAACTGTCATCAGCGTCATTAAAATCAAACTGCACGCCCACACTATCCCATGATATGCCTGTTATTGCTGACCCGTCCTTTCCGTAAAGCGCGTATACTTCCTGATCCACTTGAGTTACTGGGATTGAGTTTGCTGATGTTGCTGCAGGGAAGGTGAATGTACCAGAAACTTCTTTTTTTGCTGTTAAACCGCTAGCATAAGCGATTCGGTATCTACCCGTATCTCCGGCGGTATAATCAACCCCTTCTGTATAAACTTCTGATATTCCACCGGATGCGGTTCCTATAGTAAGCTCTGTATCAGTAGTGACGTTATATATTTGAAATTTTGAACCATTCGTGATATTTGGCAATGCTAATGTATATGTAATCGCTGGTACTTCAACAGTAACAGTTCCTACCCCAGAAGTGGTATAACTTACATTTGGTATTTGCACCGTTATAGCGTTAGAGCTATTGTTGTGTATCTTTAATGTATAGCCTGTGGATACCGTGATTCCTGTTAAATCATATATCCCAGCACCTCCAGCCCCTAATGTAATATCTTTACCTAAGTTATTATCGAAGTTAACTGTCAAACCACTATAATCACCCGCTGCAGAAGTTATTACCAAACCATCATCAGTGCTCAAGCTAGCGTTTTTTATAGTGAAATTAGTTATATCACTTGTACCGTCTACCTTAACATCCCGACAGTCATCAGCAAAGCCGCCCGATATTGTGGATGCGCCAGTAAAATCTAATTCGGATGCTCGGATGAGAGCAAAATCCGTCAGGTTTAATGTGCCCTCGTTTTTTATCCCCCATAAACTACTAGATGCAATACTACCATCATCCAATGTTAGGGTTGCTGCAGCCTTAACTGTTATATATCTTATTTCGGGTGCATTAAGAAGGTACCCAGTGGTTAAAACGCTTGCTGACTGATCGGTTTGTGGGTTCAGGAATGCAATGTAAACACCACTATCGACTAAAGTGGTCGTGGTTGAGCCATCACCAACATCAAAACCAATCATTAGCGAAAATTGTGTTTGCGTTGATCCACTAAACCGATTTATCTGCTTAAGGAACATTACATCGGAACCCGTGCCATCACCACCAAAATTATTCAAGGCATAAGCAGTAGAGAAGTCCGACAGCACATTCCCTGTACCCGTACAAACAGCGGGACCATAACCCGCAAAATGATTAAACCCTAAATTGCCAGTAGTGGAATTCGCGTCGGCGTGGGTTTCATAAGCTACAATATCAGACCAATCTAGCGTACCGCTTGAAATGGCAGGCGTGGCAGTACGATCTAATATGAAAACAGCCGATGATGTAAAAGAAGTAAAATAACTTGTGCCATCTCCAGCGTCATAATCAGTAATACCCGCGCCGTAAATTCTATAACCAGAATAATTTCCTGAGCCATCTTCAAATAAGACGGATATTCCTCCCGTGAGATAACTTGTCACTCTTGACGAAGGAAACGCGAAAGAAGTAGTAAAGCCTTTAAAATAAACAAAAGGGTAGCCAGTGAAATCTATTGCCGAGGGGAATAATTGACGGCACCCATAAAGCCCCGCACCGAGTATTCCTGAAAACCCCTTAGAATCAAAAACCGTGACATTAAGTCCGGACGGTGTGCTTGCACTGTTGAGCGTGGGGGCTATTGTAGTCCCCGTTATGGTGTCATAGTGATAAACACGGGCTAAAGTAACTGTCACGCTGCAATCACCAAACTTTCATCAAATTCTATACCTTGCGACTCCACACAACCCTTTAAAAGCTTTATAGGATCGCTAGGTTTATCCGATGTAGCATCCGCTATTCTGCGAGCACCGGATGTAACCAAACAAAAATACTGTCCGTCTAAGCTGTATATTTTAAAAAGTAAGTCACCAAGCTTGTAATAATATATCATTCCATTCCCCATAGCCCATGCTATTTCCAGTAATTCAAAGCTGATAATGCTGTAATAATAAGGAGAACCAAGGGAATAACCAATTTATCCCATAGGTTTTTTGTGTTTTTTTGATTTTCCTCAACCCGGGCTAGGCGAATTGATTCTGTATGCCTACTTTCTTTTAAAGACTCTATATCCTTACTTAATCTTAAATTTGTTTTTTCTTGGTGGTCATACCGCTCCAGCATGATGCCTATCTTAACAATTAAGCCGTTTATAGGCTCTGTTACCTTAGTTTCTATCTTGTTTAGTACGGTTTGATGTTTGTCATCAATCTTTTTGTGAAGCCTTTCTCTTTCCTGAGCGAACTCTTCTTTTGTGAGATGATTCATGCAAAAACCTACCAATAGAAATGAATAATAAAGAGAAACTAAGACATAGCGCCATCAGCTCCGCATTTGATGCTATCCATTCTATCATAAATCACCAAAATCACTAACATGAACAAACATCCATACACTATCTCAAGATAATGAGAATCAAAAATTCCATAACTAAGTATAACGTTTTGCCCATACAATGTGTCCTCAAACGCAAAAACTAAGTATACGACTGAGTACAACAAATAAGCGTATTTAGATAGATATAATGATTTACGTGCCACAAGTGCAAATAATAGTGATAAAAACGAGCAAATAATCATATACCAGTTGTGGTATATAACCTGTAGGTAGTCATTTACTGCTGTTAGCGTCTGTAAAAATATAACGAAAGTTACCGATAAGGCCAATTGTGCATTCTTTTTGGCTATCATTTCGGTTTAGATTTAGACTTTCGAGGTTTTTTCTTAGGTTTTGTTAGTGTAGCCATAAATTTCTCCTATTTGCTTGCTGCTGTTTTTTCTTTCGATCCCAGACTGGAACCAAACCAGAAGTTTAATATTTGTGGTATTGCTGCTGTCATTACGCCGAGCAAAACATTGGAAACGTCTCGAATTGAGTCTTTTATATCTACGCCCCCTGAAAACAATAAGTAAACAATAGTAAAGTAGCCCAGTATAAACATCGCTGACAATACGATCTGAGGCCAAATATTAATCTTATATAAGCCTCTTGCGCTATCCCTGTCTTTTACTTCAAGCGCGAAAACATCAATTTTCAGCTTCTTCATTTCCAGCTTAAACTCGTTGTCTAGCTCTTTTAGCTTCAGCATATCAGTAGAAGATGATCCAAGCATGAAGCTTTCTACTTCATCCTCACTGGCATCAGGCTTGCCAAGCAATTTGTCAGCAATAAACTTAGTAGCCACTCCTGCCATCGGGCCACCTAATGCCGTACCCAATGTTGGCGCTATTGTCTTTACTACGTCTTGCCAGCCCATAAAGCCCCCTTTTGTTAAACTGCTTAGTTGAAAGTGCTGGTGGGGTGAATCGAACACCCTATCCTACGTCTTAACCCGCCACCTAAACGACATCTCGGAATCGAACCGAACTACCACCACCTTGATGACCAGCACTCTCATCTAAACAGCCTATATTATACTACTAATTAACCCTTAAGATAACTATCAATCATATCCTTTGCGGCATCGAAGCCAACACAAAGAACTGCCATATTTCCCGCCTCTGTTAAATTCGTAATCCATTCAGCCTGATTAGGTGTAAGCTTTCCCCCTTTGCGCTTAAGCTCGATATAAAGCGCACCAAAGCCTTTTCGAGATACGGCGACACATATATCGGGTACACCTGACTTTAACCCCTCAGCCTTCATGTATGCGCCTTGGCGCGGCGTTCGCTTTGCTGCGTTTGGTGTTGCGTAAGTTACCTTGAAAGCTTCCTTGTGCTGTAGCGCCATCCACTTCATTAGCGCGACTTGAATATCATGCTCTTTCATATCTCAATTACTCGTTACTATCTATTATCGCTTCAAACACATCTTCAGGAATGCGCTTTTCTTTTTCTAGCTTGTAATCGCTTGCATGATATGCCCATAAATGGCTTTGTAAATCTACCTCGTCTTTAAATTTCCTTCGACTACCATGTGTGATTATATCGTCACAGGATTTGCACAAGGGAAGCACAAACCAGTGCCCTATCAAAACCTTGTTATGCTTATAGGTAGCACCCATGCAATGATGAACAATACTTGGCCCTGCATTTCCGCATGCCCCGCAGTCGCTTTCTTTGGTAAAGGCATGAAACGCTTTCTCCGCTGCATTTGCGCCTCGGGTGTTCTTTGTTGCTTTACGCTGCATTATATATCTATTGGTCTATTAGCATGACCAAGTAATATGTTGTTTAAAGCACATGCTTCTGAAACCTTAACTTCTTTGCCATTAGTGTAGGTTGTAATTTGCTTAACGGGCGCCCCATAACACCAACAAGGCAGGCTTTCACACACAGAAACTAGTTCATTCTTACCACTTACTGCATCGCTTATTTTGTCTTCATTGCTTTCGTTTGTCATCTTCAATACCTCAATGTTTTATTAAGTGATTGTTTTACTACGCGCCACCCATTACTTCTAGCGCCAATTTGGGATCGACATAAGAGAAATTATTCTTATCGTGCTCACCGCCTAACGGATCGACTAGCTTGTAGCACTCAAAATGCACATGCTCGGTTATACCCTCGTAGAACTCACCCAAGCACTGAGATAAGCCAATAACATCATTCGGCTTTATAGTGTCACCAACGCTTACCAGTGGCGTAACATAGAATATTCTGCAGTAATACACCCCCAACTTTATAGCTATGTATCGAAGGTGAGACTTTTCTTCCGCGCCATAAGCCCGCCCAACCTTTACTACCTCGCCTTTTAATCCCGACACAACCTCGGTCCCCACCTCTAAGCTCTCCCCAGACGGATCACATAAATCTATACCCATATGTAGCCTTGAGCCTCTTGATGCCCTGTAATATCCGCAACCTTGAGCATCGCACCCCCGCTGTCCCATTTCGCTTAATCTCATAGTGTTATCTATCCTGCGTTATAAATCTTGCTCTAGAGCGACTTTGTGGTCAATTACAGTGCATGCTAACTCTTGAGCCGCTTTCTTGGCTGTCTCAATAAGGCCGTCAGCGCACACCATAAATAACTGTTCGCATTTTTCCTGACTTAACGTAATAGAAACCTCGCCAACCTCATTGTCAAACTTTATAAGTCCAGAGAACTGTCCTTTTTTATCGCCGTATCTAACTCTCTCTATTTCTAATTTACTTAATTGCATCATTTACCCCTTATCTGTGTTAAGTTGTCGCAAATCTTTAAGCGCCAATTTACCATCCGCCATGATTCTAAAATATGGGTCTGGCACAAAAGACTTACGCCCTGCAAACTCCATCATTTTAACCTCACAAAGTTCCCGCATTTCCTTGCTATCCCCGCAAAATAATCCGTGCTTTTCCGCATGATCTAAAATGCCTATATGCTCTTTCGTTATTTCCATAAATCACCTCTAGTAGCTGTATAGTTAAATATAATCACTGTTTGCATCTCGAATTATATCAGCCATGCAAAGCTGTTTTTCTTCTTCAGTTTCAGGTATAGCATTAATAACTATAAATCGCTCATTACGGCAATCATCAAGATCATTTATATTGAATGCAAGCCCTCTATTGCAGTCACAAGACCAATTACTTTCAGTTAGATTGAAAAGACCAATGCCTTTATCTACCGCCTTGTTGCCTGTCTTTAAGTCTAAATATTCAACTTCCATCATGTTCGCCTCTTAGTAGCTGTATAGTTATTGGACTTTTACCCTTTGGCAGTCTTCACCGTAAGCAGACCAGTGATAATTAAAGCTCTCACCGCTGTCATCGTTTGGATATTTTACAACCCCACTGCTTCCGTAGTTCTTAACAACTTCGTGCTCTTCGCCGCAGTATTCTATAATCTCACCTTTCTCGAAGGGTTTATCTTTATTTGTGCTCATAAGTCACCTGTTAGTTATGCCATCCGATAGCTGTTGCGCTAGAGTTCCCGCTAATATCGTTTTAAATATCGAGGGCTTATGCTCGTGCCAGTTTCTCAGCGTTTTAATGTTTAGCACTGGCTTGCCGTTATCTTTTAAGCCATGGAAGTCTACTATTTGCTGTAGGCTTTTAAGCCCTGCCGCTTTAGCTTGCTGTGATGGGGTCATGCTTCAACCCCGCATAGCCTAGCTATTTTTATTAGCTCTTTTTCTGTTTTAAACGCTAAAGAAAAAAATGTATCACCTTCGCAAAAAGAGCCATCACCCACTTCAAGTGCTTTGAACTTTAGCTCTCTAACGATGATTCCGATTAATTGACCTTTAGTTTCTGTGTTCATATTCTTTGCTCCGCTTCTCTAGTTGATGTAAGTATTATACCCAATTATTACACTATTACAAGCATTAAATGAAACTATTACACGTTTTAATGATTTATCTGCCACTTCTTTTATACCTTTTTCTTGACGTCAGGAATATGGTCAGTGTTTTGATTGTATCCTTTGTTATAGTAGTGATCCCACATGCTGCCAAGTTTTGACCTGCTGTTTTTCTTAAAGCCATTTTTGGCATCGTTAGCGCCTAGCCTTGTCGCTTTTCTTATTGTATCTTCGTAGTTGGTCATCTTCTTACCCTCTATTATGGCGGCTATTAACCGC